AATAAGCCAAAGCGTACTCCAAGTCATCCAAAAAAGTCGCATATTGTTGTGGCAAAGGTAGGCAGCAAAGTAAAAACTATTAGATTCGGACAGCAAGGCGCAAAAACTGCAGGAAAACCAAAAGCGGGCGAGTCTGAAGCAATGAAAAAGAAGAGAGCATCCTTTAAAGCCCGTCATGCAAAGAACATTTCAAAGGGTAAGATGTCGGCAGCTTATTGGGCCGACAAAGTAAAATGGTAGTCTTATGTCTGAAGGCTACCAAATAAATGAAAACTCTTCAATAACTATTCCTATTCGGAATCTGTTAGCAATGATATGCGCAACAGCAGTACTAGTAATGGGATATTTTGAAGTAACAAATAGAATTTCTGTACTCGAACGAGAGAATATGCTAGTCAAACAAGAGATGACTCTAAACTCTGAGTTTCGAGTAAAATGGCCTAGAGGGGAATTAGGAGCTCTTCCTGATGATATGATGCAGAACGCTCGGCTAATGACTGTCGACCAAAAGCTGACTGAAATCGAGTATATTAAAGGCCAAATACAGGATATTAAAATTGACCTTATATCTGAAGCGGGTACTAATGGAACTCAAAACGAAAAACTAGAAACTTTGTTTGAGATTTGGAACAACCAGTTACTTGAAGCTCCCGGAGACCTTTAAATGCACATACCAATAATTTCAGGAATAGGGCAAGGTGATAGAGTTACTGTAAAGAAAGGTGACACTACTATCACTAAGGATAAATAATATGGAATATATTTATAAAGCGTGGGAATGGGTACAAGCATTCACAGTCTTGAGTGCAATGTGCTCAGCATTTGTAGCAGCAACTCCAACTCCGGTAGATGATAAAATCTGGGGTAAAATTTATAAGTACATTGATGTGTTCGCAATCAATATTGGATACGCAAAAGATCGTCACAAGATCTAGGAGATACAATGGGCCTACCTATAGTTGGACCAATAATAGAAAGTATTACGGGGTTGGGCAAAACTTATCTGGAAGGTAAGAATGCCAAAATGAAGGCAAAAGCAGAAGCTGAAGCCACAGTAATGATTAAATCTTCAGAAAGTCTTGCTGATTGGGAAAAAATTCAGGCACAAAATGCTGGAAACAGTTGGAAGGATGAGTGGCTCACACTTCTTTTTAGTATCCCACTTATTATGTCATTCATCCCCTGGGCAGTTCCTTACGTAAAGGAGGGTTTCGCAGTTCTAGAGACTATGCCTACGTGGTACCAGTATGCGCTTTCTGTGATTGTGGCAGCTTCATTTGGTGTTCGTTCCGCTATAGGATTTATAAAAGCAAAAAAGTAGGTATATAATGACCATACAAATAAGTCGTAGAGATATCGTTAGCGACGAAATTTTAGATTTACAATCTGAGACAAGATTCCTTAAATTACCAGTAGATCCCTATTTGGAACTACTCGGCGTACAGCCTCTGCCCTCGCAGAAGGCGATTATAAATGCAATTAACAATCCGAAGTATCGTTTTGTTTGTGCAGCAGTATCTCGAAGACAAGGAAAGACATATATAGCAAATATAATTGGTCAACTTGTCTCGCTTGTCCCCGGCTCCAACATACTAATAATGTCACCAAATTATTCCTTGTCTCAGATTTCTTTTGACTTACAACGTCAGTTAATTAAACACTTTGAATTGGAAGTAAAGCGAGATAACGCAAAAGATAAAGTAATTGAGTTGGACAATGGTTCAACTATACGAATGGGTTCAGTAAACCAGGTCGATTCCTGCGTAGGCAGAAGTTACGACCTCATTATTTTCGACGAAGCAGCGTTAGCAGACGGCAGAGATGCATTTAATGTCGCACTTCGTCCTACTCTTGATAAAGCAAACTCAAAAGCGATCTTTATCTCGACACCTCGTGGCAGGAATAACTGGTTTGCTGAATTTTTTGATCGAGGTTTTAATGATGAATTTGCGGAATGGTGCTCTATACGCGCTACTTATAAAGATAATCCTCGCATGTCTGAAAGCGATATTGCGGAAGCTCGAAAAAGTATGTCCGAGGCCGAATTTAAACAAGAATATGAAGCAGACTTCAACACCTTTGAAGGACAAATCTGGAATTTCAATCACGAAACTTGTGTGGTTAATTGTGAGAGCCTTGAGACGAGGAGATTCGACGTATTTGCAGGACTCGACGTGGGCTACAGAGACCCGACAGCGTTCTGCGTCATCGCCTATGACTGGGACGAAGGAAAATACTACGTCCTCGACGAATACTTAGATGCGGAAAAAACGACAGAACAACATGCGGCAGAAGTACGAAGACTTGTGGACAAATGGGATATTGATTATATCTATATTGACGCTGCAGCTCAGCAAACTCGCTTTGATTTTGCTCAGAATTATGATATTTCCACCATTAACGCCAAAAAGTCTGTCCTGGACGGTATCGCTCATGTGGCTGCTGTTGTTGATAATAATAATCTTTTCGTAGATCAAAGATGTCTTGAGACCTTAGCTTGTCTAGACCAGTATCAATGGGATCCAAATCCAAACCTTGCAAGAGAAAAGCCAAGACACAATCGAGCATCTCATATGGCAGATGCTTTACGGTACGCAATATACTCGTTTCAGACAAGCCAGACGGGGTTTTAGGATACCAGCGCAAAAATAGTATTTGACAATTTATCTACCACACGCTATAATTCTGGATATAAATATGAAAAAGCTCAAGAGAGACCCAATAAAGTACATTCGAGATCGAGCTAAATCCAAGTATCAAAAAGGATCTGAATGTTATATTTGCGGAGCGGATACAGAACTCGACTTTCATCATTTCTATTCTCTTAGTCCATTACTGAATAAATGGCTAAAAGAGAAGCAAAAAGAAAGACCTGAGCACTATACTGATGAGTATATTGTAGTTTGGAGAGATGAGTTCATAGAAGAAAATTGGGCAGAATTATATGAGCATACAGTTACTCTCTGCCATAAACATCACTTAGAGCTTCATTCGCTCTATGGCAGAAACCCAAGTCTTGCAACTGCAACCAAACAGATGAGATGGGTTAATATTCAAAGAGACAAACATGGCATGGTATAATAACATTTTAGGAAGTAAAAAAGTAGTAGAGGACGCAGAAGAAAAGCTGAATCCTATACAGCCTTACTATGATAAAATTACTGAGCCATCAAAAGAATATACTTTCAGCTACGAAAAAGCGTATGAAGACTTAGAAGTAGTCAATCGTGGCGTAAATCTTATAGTTGATGACTGTGCAGAAATAAATGCAGTTGTAAGCAGAGAAAACAAAGTACCTGGTGTCGCGAAGAACGTAAAGGCTAGCCGTGTAGACTTATTATTAAACAAAGAGCCAAATCCGTTTCAAGACATCTCTTCTTTCCGTAGAAATTTATTTACTGACTATATTTTAGATGGTAATATTTTTATCTACTTCGATGGAGTACATTTGTACCATCTTCCAGCAAGCAAGATGACTATTCATGCAAGTAAAACTACTTTTGTAGAGTATTACAGCTTTGATGGCGGAACTCAGAAATTTACTCCTAACGAGATTATTCATGTAAAAGAGAATTCTTTTTATTCAATTTATCGTGGAGTTTCTAGGTTAAAACCTGCCCTTCGCACAATGATATTAATGAAACGGATGCGAGATTTTCAAGACAACTTCTTTAAGAATGGAGCTGTTCCAGGTCTTGTTTTAAAGTCACCAAATACATTGTCAGAGAAAATTAAAGAGCGCATGATTCAATCTTGGACTGCTCGTTATCGACCAGACTCAGGAGGACGAAGACCTCTTATTCTTGACGGAGGCATTGAAATTGATAAAATTTCAAATGTAAACTTTCGAGAGCTAGACTTTCAGCAGGCTATTTCAGAAAATGAGAAAATTATCTTAAAAGCACTCGGAGTTCCTCCTATTTTATTAGACTCAGGCAATAATGCAAATATTCGTCCAAATATGCGAATGTATTACCTTGAGACAATTCTTCCAATTGTAAAGAAGCTAAATATTGCCTACGAAAGATTTTTTGGATTTTGCATCTCTGAAGATATTACCGATATACCCGCTCTTCAGCCAGAATTACGAGATCAGGCGGCCTTTTATACATCGCTTGTGAATGCAGGTATTATCACACCAAATGAAGCTCGTGTAGCAATGAACTTCGAAGAAATGGACGGATGCGAAACAATTAGAGTACCTGCAAATATAGCAGGCAGTGCGGTCGATCCTGCTGTAGGTGGAAGACCAGAAGAAACGCCACAGGAGTAATTATGGCAGCATCAATGAGAGCAAAAAAATCAGTTATACAAAAATTGTACACACAATTTAAAATGTATGGGCTTACTACTGATATCCCATATCTCGACTATCTCAAAACCGTAGGTTCCCAAGACGCTATTCCAGTTCGTGCAATTGCAAAAGGCTGGAGAGGCCGTTGGCCTGTAGTTATGTCTCAACTGAAAACTATGTTTCCAGATGTGAATGAGGTAGTAAACAAGGTAGAACCCGAGCCAGTTGTAGAAGTACAAAAAGTAGGCGGCTTAGAGGCTCTCAAGGCGCTAAGTGCGAAAAAGGAAGAGGACGATGGAAAAGATTTTTAATCTGACTTCTACATTTAAAGCCCTTGAAGAAGATGATGGAGGTGTCCACATCTGCGGAATGGCAAGTACCGCCGATCAAGATCGTGCAAATGATGTCATTAAGGCAGACGCTTGGACAAAGGGCGGATTAGCAAACTTTGAAAAGAATCCAATTATTCTTTTCAATCATAATTATGACAAACCTATTGGACGTGCCACGGGGTTAAAGGTAACTGAAAACGGATTAGAGCTGAAAGCAAAAATCTCAAAATCAGCACCAGATCACGTCGCACAACTAGTCAAAGAAGGTATCCTTGGAGCATTTTCTGTTGGTTTCCGAGTCAAGGATGCTGATTACAATATGGAAACCGACGGATTAATGATTAAGGACGCTGAATTGTTTGAGGTATCAGTTGTTTCTGTACCCTGTAACCAAGCAGCAACTTTCTCGCTATCGAAGTCTTTTGACTCTATGTCAGAGTATGAAGAGTTCAAGAAATCATTTCAAAAAACCAATCGTGTGGATCTAGCCGGTCAGTCTCTGGCTAATGAAGATGTTAATGCATCAAGCGTAGCTAGTGACACACCGGATGAGGTAGAAAAATCTACCACAGAACAGGAGACAAAAATGTCTGAAGTTAAAACTCCAGAAATCGACTTGGAAGCATTTGCTAAGAAAGTAGCTGAAGAAACTGCTGCTAAAATTGCAATGAAGCAAGCCGAAGAAAAAGCTGCTATCGAAGCAGAACAGAAATCAGCCGCTGAAGCTCAAGCAGCTAAAGCAGCTCAAGAAGAAGAAGTTAAGTCTGTAATTCAGACGGGCATTGAATCGGGCGCTGACCGTTTGATGAAAGACTTCGAAGCTAAATTGAATGAAAAAGACGCTAACTTCCAAGAAGTTATCGCCAACTTCCAGAAGGATCTCGAAGAAAAGAATGCTGAACTTACTGCAATCCGTGAGTCAAAGCGTGTTTTTGCAGATCGTGATGCTCAGAAAGATCTTTCAGGCAACAAAGACGTTATGTATGCACACCTTTTAGGTGTTATGACTAACAAAGGCTGGAATACTGATTACGCTCGTAACGTATTTGAGAAGGCCGGTGTTGATTATGCTGGTGGAGGCAATGCTCCTGATATTGCTCAGGCAGTATCAACCATGATCGAGAAAGAGATTCAGCTAGAGCTTCGCACAGCTAATCTATTCCGTGAAATGGCAGTAAACTCTAAGACTACTGTTATTCCTTTGCAGACTGATGTAAATGAAGCAACTTGGTCAACTGGCGGTGAAAATGCGTCTGCTTCTGCAGGTGTTTTGGGCACTAATGTTACCAATCGTGACGATACAGACGCTGCTGCACGTACTGGATATCTTGCTAAGCAGAAGATTCTTACTGTAGATCGTTTGATTTCAACTACGTTTATGGACAACTACATTGACGAAGAAGTTCTTGTAAACTTGATGCCTATGCTTACTCAAGGTATTGCTCGTTCTCACGCTCGTGCAGTAGATAAGTCAATTCTTCAAGGTAACGGAGGAAATATCCCTGGCTTAAATAGCTTGTCAGTAGGTAAGGATATCTCTTGGTCTTCTACGACACAAGCCGCTGTAACTGCTCGTGATCTAGTATCTATGCGCAGAGACATGGGTGTATATGGCTTGAATCCACAAGATCTAGTATACATTGTTAGCCAAGAAGTCTATCATGACCTAATCAATGATGCAGAGTTCGATAACGTATTCGAAGTTGGTTCAGACGCAGCTCTGAAACTAACTGGTCAAGTAGGTGCAGTTTATGGTACTCCTGTTGTTATCTCTGATAACTTCCCCGGCGTCACTCCCTCAGCTGGCCAAAACGTTGGCGCTTTCTGTGTAAATCCTGCCAACTTTATTATTCCACGTCTCCGTGGTGTATCAATTGAGCAGGATTACGAAGTAGCAGCTCAGCGTCGATTGATTGTTGGCAGCCAGCACTTAGGCTTCGATGAGTTGTTTAACTCAGTAACAGGTAAAGCAGCAGCAGTTCGTTTGAACGTTAAAGCTTAATCCTTATAACCTGGGGGAGTTCACTCCCCCAAGTTTTTACTAATTGACTTATGGCAGATTTAATTACAGTAGATAGATATAAAGAAATTGAGGGCATCACTTCCACAAAAGAAGATACAAAGCTCGAAATCTTTGTGCCCGCAGTAAGCCAATTAGTAAAAACTTATTGTGGTAATAGTATTGTAGACTATTACTCCACAACGAAAGTAGAGACATTTAGTATCAACTGGCAGACTAATTTAGTTCAACTAACTGAAAGTCCAGTAGTGTCATTAAGCACTGTACGGA